ACTCAAAGAAGTGGTCAGGATGACCTAGCAGGTAAAATATTACAGAATACCGTTTTGTTTGCACTACCCGGTGGTGGTTTATTCCGTGCTGCTCGTGTTGGTGGTAAGATAGCTGCCAATGTACTACAGCGTATAAGTGCTTTAGGCGGTAAACGTGTTACTACACCTACTGCAGGTCAACTAGCTAAAGCCAAGCCTCTATCAACATTAAAGCCTCTTCAATTTGCTAATCGTGCTACATCACAAGGTGGGCGTACAGCAAAGCAAGCTGGTTCAAGTGTAACAAAGGCTCCGGGTACAGCAGTCAAGCCTAAAGGAACATCTGTAACTTCAAGCACCAGAAATAGCAGGACTAATGGTACAGGGGTAGGACCAGCTAAACCCCCTATGAGGAATGTTACTCCTAAAGCAAAGCCTACAACACCCACGCCCCAGTCTAGAATTGTAGGTCTATCTAATAAAGGTAAGGTTGCTGCTGGTGTTGCTGCAGGATTAGGTGCGGCTGTATTACTAGCATCAGGTAAGGATAAAAATAAAGCATCTGCAGCTGAGGTTTCCTCTCCTACACCTCGTCCAGCTAAACCCGCTAAGAAACCATCCCTAACATACAGAGGCGGTCAGAGAAAAGCTGCACCTAAAAAGGGTTCTTACGATACAGAGAAGAAGCAGAATAAAAAAGGACCGGGCGTAGGTAAACAAGATAAGTTAGACCCACGTAAAAACTTCAAGTCTACGCCAGTTAAGAATGCAGCATTGCCAGCAGGGGCAAAGCCATTTAAAGGTGGTTACGATAGTAAGACGCACAAGCTACAAAACATTCGTGGTAAAACATATGTAGTACCAAAACCAAAAGCAAAAAAGAAATAGGTGACATCATGGCTGAACCAACATCAAAGAAAGCTACCATGGACGATGCCGTAAAGGGCATGAACATGAAACAACTAACAGAGAAGATGTCTGACCCTAAGACACCAGCACCTATCAAGGCTGCTGCTAAACGTAGGCTGGATAGAATCTCTGGTGCAGATAAGACTGCTCCACTTACAGACAAGTTTGGTAACTTTACTGGATTTGGTGGAGATAACTCTAAGAAAATGTCTAAGGGTGGTATGCCTAAGAATAGCAAAGGCAAAGCTGCCATGATGCGTGGTGGCATGGCTAATGGCAAACAGCATATGTACGCTGCAGGTGGTATGGTCAATGATGGCCTGAAGGCACTAAAGAAAGCCAGCCCAGAAGCCTACAATAAAATTACGAGTAATTAATGGCTAAAGGTGTAAAACATTATAAGAAGGATGGAACTGTCTGGGATGGTGCATACCACAAGATGCCAGACGGTTCTCTGCACACTAATAAGACACACACCAAAAGCAGTGTACGTCTCTACCATTACGGTGAACTAAGTGACACAGCTAAGAAGAAGGTTATATCTCAGCGTAAAAGGAATAGTAGAGCATAATGCCTATATTAGGAACAGGTTCTAAATTTCGTACAGAAGTAGTGGCACTGTCTTCTACTAACAAGACAACTATATATACAGTACCTGCAAACTTTTCTTCACACTTGGAGAATTTGTTTGTAAGTAATAACCATACGGGTAACATTACGTTAAGTTTATTTTTGTTTCATGCAGATGATAACACAGAGTATACGTTACTTACTACACATAATATTGCTGGCGGTTCTTACGAATCTATCTTTACTGTAGATAGACCTTTGTATTTACATGCTGGCGATATTATTAAATGCACAGCAGGTACAGCAGATAAATTAGTTGTGACTACATCGTCTGAAGAATTTTACGACTCAGCACGATAGGAGATAAGTAGATGGCTGCGAAGAAAGCACCGCCGAAGCCTAAGAAAGCTAAGAGTAAAGTAAACGAGGCGGGTAACTATACCAAGCCAGCACTAAGAAAGCGTTTGTTCCAACGTATTAAAGCTGGTAGCAAAGGCGGTAAGCCGGGTCAGTGGTCTGCACGTAAAGCACAGATGCTTGCGGTAGCATATAAAAAAGCGGGTGGTGGATACAAATGATTGCAGAAACACTAGCGGGTATTGCACTTGTAAAGAGTGCAGTGGACGGTATCAAATCCGCTATTAGCACTGCACAAGACATCAGTGAGATTGCTGGGCATATTGATAATCTGTTTGAAGGCGAGAGCCAAGTACAGAAAGCACGTAATAAAAAATCTGGTGTGGACCAGTTTAGCATTAAGAGTGTAGCACAGGAAACTATTGACGCTAGGATAGCACAAGAAAAGCTGTACGAGATGAGCCAGATGATTGACATGAGATTTGGTCATGGTACGTGGTCTGGTATTGTAACAGAACGTGCCAAGAGAATACAGGAAGCTAAAGAAGCTGCACTGCTTGCACGTAAGAAAAAAGCCAGAGAGCAAGAAGAACTAGTCGAGAATATAAAGATGGGTGCTATTATCTTCGGTGCTATTGCAGCAATCATAGCAGCGGCAGTAGGAATGGTTATGTCAGCAGCAAAGGCGATAGGTATAAACTAATGAAGAAACCTTCACAAAGAAGCCTAACAAATTGGACTAATCAGGACTGGCGTACTAAGTCAGGCAAGCCTTCCGCAAAGACAGGTGAACGGTATCTACCTGCAAAAGCAATAAAGTCCTTGACAAGTGCGGAATACTCTGCTACAACTAAAGCTAAAAGACAGGGAACATCTGCAGGTAAACAGCATGTATCGCAACCAAAGTCCATTGCAACAAAGACTGCAAAGTTTCGCAGAGGATAATAGCATAGAGTTGTTAAGTCATACTGTTCCTGATTTGGAAACACGTTTGCGTATACTAAAAGAATACATAGGAAATAAATATGCTGAATCTATTAATAGGTCCAATAACACAACTAGCGGGAACATGGTTAGATGGAAAAGTTGAGAAGACTAAAGCAGAGACTGGTGCAAAGGTGGCAAAGGCTAAAGCCGAAGCTGTCATTATGGAGAGGAAAGCTACGGGCGAACTTGACTGGGACTTGGAGATGGCTAAAGGTAGTCAGTCTTCGTGGAAAGACGAGTGGCTTACGGTGCTTTTTTCCATCCCACTTGTTATGGCGTTTATACCGGGGATGGAAGAAGTAGTTGCAAACGGATTCGCAAGACTTAATGAGATGCCTGAATGGTATCAGTATTCCTTGGGAGTTATCGTTGCCGCTTCTTTTGGAGTACGTTCAGCATCTAAATTCTTTGGAAAGAAATAATATATCATATGTGGGACATGCACAATACCACGACAGAAGAACAAGCAAGGACTAACCGTGACAGTCGCAATGGAAAGAGTATTAGCTTGGAAGTTACTTCCTCGCATAATGATGTTGATGATGTCTGTGTCAGCGTGGAGAGTAGTGGAGTGGTTTATGACTCTACCGGACCCAACGACACAACAGTCGGCACTAGTAAGTGTAGTCACTGGGGCTATGACAGGTGCATTTGCGGTATGGCTGGGTAGTGAGAAATGAAACAAGCAGCTACAAAGTTAAACGAAGCAAGTGAAATAACTATCCCACTTCGTAACCTTATTAGTATGATTGCATTTACTGCTGTCAGTGTCTGGGTATATTTTGGTTTGACTGAACGTATTAGCTTCTTAGAACACAACTTAGAACTTACAATGGAAGAAGTTGAAGAGAACGATAATTGGATTGATGATTTTGAACCACCTAAGTCTGTACAAGATACAGTAGGTAGAGTACACGAACTAGAGATTGAATTAGCCAAGTTAAAGTTATTAATAGAGAATGCTAAATGAAATATACACGTGATGACTTTATCAAAAAACTAATTGCACACGAAGGTTTGCGATTAGAAGTATATCAAGATACCTTGGGCATTAACACAGTTGGTATCGGAAGAAATCTGGAAGACCGTGGTATAACTAATCAAGAGTTATCTGACTTGGATATACCATCCATTGAGCATGTGTACGAATATGGTATTACAGAAGCTGATGCGGTTTATCTAGCAACGAATGACGTTCAGATTG